ATTTAAATCTCTATCGTGATGTTCGTTACAAGAAGGACAAGTCCATTCTCTAATGGAAAGATTTAAATCTTGATATATCCATCCGCAATTAGAACAAGTTTTACTAGATGGAAAAAATCTATCAATTTTAACAAAAGATTTATCATTCCATTTTGACTTATATTCTAACATTGTATAGAACATACCTAAACTAACATCAGATAATGATTGTGCTAACTTATGATTTTTCATCATATTTTTAACTGACAAATCTTCTACAGATATAATGTCGTGGTTTTTGACAATTTCTGTAGATATTTTATGTAAATAATCTTTTCTGATATTAGTTATTTTTTCGTGAGTTAAAGATAATTTAATTTTTTGTTTTTGTCTACTATTACTACCTTTTTGTTTTTTAGATAGTTGTCTTTGTTGGCCATTCCAGAAACCGTTTTGTTATAAATATTAAAAAGAGCCTCATTTTTGAGGCCCTTTAATTTTTACTAATAAAATATTTTATATTATACTGTTGGGATTTCTACAATCTCAAATGTAGAACCAGTAGACATAGCTTCTAATGAACCAGTAATATTTTCAGTAACAAACAACAAATATTTGTTTACTACGTTGTCACCAGTATTGTCAACTGAGGCAGAAGCGTTTTCTACGTAGAAAGGAAAACATGCAATATGACTAGAACCAGAAGCGTAAGCCTCTTGGCTATGATACATAAAGCAGTCAACAGGAGTCTGGCCGCCGTCAGCGGGCATGTGAAGGACAAGACGGAAATAAGGGGTTGTGTACGTTCCGTAGTTGTATTCAAAGGTTGAGGTTGATTGAATTGCCATAATTATATTTTATTATATATATCTTGATTATCTACAAAAGACAGAATTTTTGTAAAATGTTTGTATTCTGTGAAAACATATTTACAAAAATTCTTTACTATGTCAAAAAATAGTAATATTTATAATTTAACTAAACACAACTAAAACCACCTTTCATCCCACAAACTAAAGATTTGTGGGTTTTTCGGTGGAATTATATAAATTATCAAGAGAAATTAACTGTCTTAAGATTTTTAACCCTAACATTGATATCTTTACTAGGGTATCTAACTTGATATGTTTGATTTGGTTGGGCGAATATTGTATCATCAATTAATTCAATTTGTCTTGTTTCATTGTCGACATATCTTTGAGATGTTTGAGATGAAGAATACTGACCACCTACTTTATTAAAGAATAACATATCAGATAAAGCAATAACACCGTTCTCACTTTGAATCAACCTTCTCAGTTCAGATACAAATACGTTTTCACCCATTTGTCTATTTAATGGGCTAAAAAATTCACTAACAATATTAATAATTTGCGATATTACAGTGCCCTGATTTTGACTGTTATCCAAAACAACATCAATGGTTATCCCTAAATCAATAACGTTAGCAGTTTCAATTGATATGTAGTCATTTATCATTCTATAGTTAGACAAATAATTTGCAACATTATTTTTAAGAGTATTTGAAACTATTTCGGTCAATGAACCTGCCTCGTCATAAGATAACATTTGAATTTTAATCTTATTATTTTCCTCGGTTATCGCAACTTTAGCGGGTGCTCCGAATTGTGATGGCATTGTTCTAATTAATGAATCATAATCATTAACGGTTACCGCTCTGTTTTGTGCTGAAAAATTAAATGATACCAAATTTCTAACTTCTTCTGTTGTTGGGAAATTAGCCCCACCAATTGCCGCGGTCACGTTAGTACATCTTAACGACCTAGTAACTGATGTATTAACAGATTCTGAAGGTCCATTAACAAAAAATGAAATTGTACCAATTTGTGTTATTACATTAACACCTAAATTAGATGCGGTTCCACCACCAATTCTATATTGAACAAATAATGTTGAGTTTGCCTTTAAAACACTACCTAACGCAAAATTATTTGAATATTTATTCAAGTTTAATGAGAATCCGTTTCTGGCAAATTCTCTTAATTGTTCATCAGCAGATTGGCTACCACCACCAAAAGTCATTTTCATAAAACCTTCGGGAGTATACTCAGTTATAAACTTATCGTTAGTTTCAATATATCTACCAACTTTAATACCAGGTGAATCCGATACTTTTGTTGGGTCTTCAACAAATACTCTACTTTCAGCCAAAGCTTTTACTTCATACCATCTATTATCCAACCCTAAAAATTCTTGTGTTGTTGGTACATTTGCGTACTGAGTACCGTCTTTAAGTAATATACTTGTTACTCCTAATACATTTTTTTCAGGTAAAAATATTTCTAAAAATGGTCTAACATCAACAGGTGTAATAACTCTTTTAAAAACTTTTGTCGTTCCATTAACCACAGTTTCTCTTTTAACTATGGTATAGTTAAGTAGTTTGTTGTTAGCATCAAAATTTGGTATTTTTAACCTGTTAGGAAACCCATCACCTCCAATTGGGGATGCAAAATCAATATCATATACGGTTTCAAATGTTTGACCTCCACCATTAACTTGTGAACCTCTTCTTAATACCCCACAATATCTTATATCTTCTTTATCACCAAAAGCGGGCACAGTTATTGAAAAATCAACTAAAGCCACGGAAGGTCTCATACCAGGAACTTTTAATCCGTATGTTCTAGCAATATTATAAATTGATGATTTTTGTTGAGCGTACTGTAATACCGTTTCTTGTATACTCCTATCTATATTGAATTGTAGGTTATCAGTTACCGCAGCATTTAAATCCATTAAAACTGAAAAAACCGAAGCGTCATTAAAGTTATCAATGACTTCAGGATAATAAGTTCTTGTAAAATTTATTAACTCAGTCCTAATTGATTGGAAATCTCTTGTCGTATATGATATTTTTTTGTTAGCCATATATCATTAAATATTTAATATTATAAAATCTGAAGATTCCAAAGCACTATCAGTTATTGTATAATCAATTTTAACTTTAGCAGTATGTTCCATAGTACCAATACCTGGTACCCTATAAACTCTATTATCGTTATTATCAATATATGTACCCTTGTCTTCTTCACCTTCAGATGCCGCGTTAACACTGATGTTAGTTATAGTTATACCTGGCATATAAGTTTCTACCGCTGACCTAATTTCTGCCGAAATTTCAGAAAAAGTAGGGCCATCTAAAGGTTCAAATATATATTCATATAATCTTGTACCAAAATCAGGTAAAAAATACCTACTACCTTTTCTAGTTAAAATTAAATGTATTAAATCGGTTCTAATCTCCTCATCATTAAGTTCGGACAAGTCAAAATAAGTTCCAGTAAATGAATCTCTAAAAGGAAAATTTATACCATATGTTTTACCATCAGCCATAACAATAAATATACATTTATATTATTTCTTTTAAATACATATAAAATAAAAAATCCCGACCTAGCTCGGGATAACACATCGGATAAATTATTATTTAAGAGGAACACCCAAAACACTCAAATTCCGAGTTTGTTGGTTTTTGAGGTAAATTAAGTTCTGAGTAATCAACTTTTGGTGGTTGGGGTGTTGGTTTTGGTTTTTCTATTTTAGAAATATCAACCGCCAAGTGTTTTGCCCCTGTTGAGATTGCTTTTGTTCTAACATAGTAACACATAGTTTTTAAACCTTTTCTCCAAGAGTGAAAATGTGACGAGGTTATTTTTGAAAGAGTTGGGTTACCCATATAGATATTCATAGATTGTGTTTGGTCTATAAAGGGTGCTCTGTCTGCCGCCATGTCAATTAACTCTCTTTGTGAAATTTCCCAAATAGTTCTATACTTTGGAATTAAATGTTCAATCCTTTTAACTTTTTTGTTATAGTTTTTGTCTTCAGGGTCAAGATAGTTATTGAAATTAATGTTTTGAATTGAACCTTCATTCATGATAATTTCATTCTTTAGGTCTTCACACCAAATACCAATCTTTTCAAAATCATTAATTAAATATTTGTTAACAATCATAATCTCACCCCCAACAACTCTTCTGTTAAAAATAGCCGAATGTGCGGGCTCTGTCATTTCATAAGAACCTGTAATTTTAGCCGAAGACGCAACGGGCATTTGTGCAGTAAACAAAGAATTACACACACCCCATTTAGCAACATCTTTCTTTAATTGATTCCAATCCCAAAATCCTGAAAGTTCATCTTCTTTGAGCCCCCACATATCAAATTGAAAAATACCTTGTGAAATTGGTGACCCATCAAAGAATTTATATGGTTTGTACTGTTCTGTTTCACATAACTCATTACTTTCACTAATTGCTGCATAGTATATAGTTTCAAAGATATCCTTGTTTAATTGACGAGCTTCATCGGAGGTGAAAATATAATCCAATAAATAAAATACATCTGCAAGTCCTTGAGTGCCGATTGCGATAGCTCTTTGTTCCATACCACCTTTTCTACCTTTCTCAGTAGAATAGTTATTAATATCAACAACTTTATTTAACGCTCTAACAACTTTTCTTGTCTCTTGATAAAGTAAATTAAAATCAAATTTACCATCACGAATAAAGTTTTTAAGAACCATTGATGATAAGGTGCAAATTGCAGTAGTCTCTTCGTCAGTATATTGAACAATCTCAGCACATAAATTAGATTGTTTAACAACACCAATATTTTTATGATTACTCTTATTGTTTACGTTATCTTTAGCCAACAAATATGGAACACCAGTTTCTATTTGAGATTCAATAATTTTTGTCCATATTGTTTGAGCGTTAACTTTTTTACCTAAACCTAAAGAAACCGCTTTATTATAATTGGATTCGTATTCTTCACCATAACATTCTTGAAGTGGTTTAATACCCGCTTTAATAATATCGTTAGGACAGAATAAATACCACTCTTCATTTTTCTCAACCGCTCTCATAAAATTATCTGGCAACCACAAAGCGGTAAATAAATCACGAGCCCTTAATTCTTCAGCACCTGTGTTCTTTTTAATCTCCAATAAATCAATAATGTCTTTGTGCCAAGGTTCCAAATAAATCGCAGCACTACCTGGTCTACGACCTTGTTGGTTAAAGAATCGTAAAGACTCGTTAACGATTTTCAAATATTTTAATAAACCGCCTGCGTATCCACCTGAAGTACTAATCCTACTTTCTTTACTTCTGATATTTGACATTGACAATCCAATACCCGCAGCGTCGGATGAATATGTTGAGATGTCTCTCATAGTACTCAATAAACCTTCTCTTGAGTCTGAATTGTTATAATGAAGAACACAAGACGCTAATTGAGGTACTTTAGTTCCTGCATTAATCATAATTGGTGTTGCGGGAGAAATTAATTGTTTTGATAACGAATTGTAATATTCAACCGCGTCTTCAAAATTTTTCGTAACCCAAAGAGCAACTCTCATGTACATGTGTTGGGGTCTTTCGATTGAAACACCATTAGGTGTTTTTAACAAATACATTTCTTGTAAGAACGCCAAGCAAAATAATCAAAGTTATAATCATTTTCGTGATTAATAACTGAATCAATATTTTCTGACCCGTATTTACCGATAGTCTCAATTAGTATTTCATTAATAATACCATCAGAATAGAGTCTTTTCATTGTGTTTGAAAAGCTTTCATCGGTTTCTTTGTGGTAAGATGAAATAGCGACTGATGACGCAAGTCTAGAATAATCGTGATGACTACCTGTATATGAAGCAGCAATCTCATAGATTAATTTATCCAGTTCTTTAGTTGTAACCAAACCTTCAGTAGGTACTGAAGTTATCACTTTTATAAAAATTTCATCAGAGTTTATATTTAAACCCTTAGCGGCTCTTTTAACCCTATTGTATATCTTTTGAGGATTAAAAGATACTTCATCTCCATTCCTTTTTTTAATTTTTAACGACATAATATTTATTTTTTTTAATTAGAAATCATCAGTGAATGAAATAGTTTCATTCAATTTTGCTTTTTGATATTCAACGGTTCTCGATTCAAAGAAATTACCTTTAGTTTCAACCGCAATTTGTTCCATAAATTTAAAAGGTTGTTCAACATTAAATTGTTTTTTACATCCAAGTTTAACTAACAACCCATCAACAACGAATTCCAAATATTGTTTCATCAAATTAGAGTTCATACCAATTAAAGACACAGGTAACGACTCGGTAATAAATTCTTTTTCAATTTCTAACGCCGAAAGTAGAATTTCTTTAATTCTTTTTTCAGTTGGTCTATCTTGTATATGGTTATTTAATAGATGAATTGCAAAATCACAATGTAAGTTTTCATCTTTAAAAATTAAAGAATTAGCGTTACATAAACCTTGCATTAATCCTCTTGATTTCAACCAAAAGATAGAACAAAATGAACCTGAAAAGAAAATACCTTCAACGGCTGCGAAAGCAACAAGTCTTTCTTGGAAAGAAGCGTTCTTAATCCAATTAAGAGCCCATTCAGCCTTTTTCTTAACCGCGGGTAATCTTTCAATCGCATTAAAACATTCATCTTTTTCTTTAGGATTTGAAACGTAAGTGTCGATTAATAACGAATACATTAATGAATGGATATTCTCCATCATTAACTGAAAACCATAAAAGAATTTTGCTTCAGGATATTGAACTTCTTTTAGAAAATTCTCAGCAAGGTTTTCATTTACAATACCATCAGAAGCTGCAAAGAATGATAACACATTCTTAACAAAGTATTGTTCGTTTTCTGAAAGATTTTCCCAATCTCTAATATCGTTAGTTAAATCAACCTCTTCAGCCGTCCAAAAAGCTGCTTGGTGTTGTTTGTAATATTCCCAAATATCATTATGTTCAATAGGGAATATTACAAATCTGTTCGGGTTTTCTATTAATATATTTTCCATTTAATTTAATTATTTTGTTGTTCTTTTTGTTTTCTTCTGTCCATCAAATCTTTGATTCGTTGTCTATTTCGTTCTTCTTGTTGTTCTTCAAGACCCAAGAATGTTACTGAACTTTCAGTATCAATCTCCAACATTCCGTTATCAAACTTACAATTCTCAAAGACAATACCATCATCACCGATACGTGATTTAGTGATTGCAATTGTCGCCAATTTCATCTCTTTTTGTTGTAGTGACTTAGCTACTGAAATAATTACGTGACCAACTTGTGCTTTCTTAATAGAACCACCCATTTGGTCTGTTGTTACAACATCAGATGAGATTGATTGACGGTTACCTTGTGTAGCAGTCCATCCTACGATATCTAGTTCGTGACACATCGCTTCAAACGCTCTCATAACAGAACCTTCAGACTTCCACTCGTCACCTAAGTTTCTATCGGGAACCACACAATCAATGTAGTCTAATAATACCATATCGATTTTAATACCATCAGCAATCATTTTTCTGATTTGGTTTTTAATCTGTAACATGGTCATTGTATCTGACGGAAGTTTTTTCAAGATTAACTTATTCGGCATTGTTGTTTTAATCTCATGAACTTTCGCCATAACCTCATCTTTCTTCAAAGATAGTTCATCAGGATGAATTTTAGTCCATAATGTGAAATGTTTTCTTTGAATAATCTTTGGGTTGTCCTCAAAAAAGATTTGTAAGACATTGTAACCCAAGTTGAAAGCGTGGTTTGAAATTTTTGTTAGTAGTGTAGATTTACCCACACCTGTTGGTGCTAACACCACACCGATTTCCCCTTTTGCCAACCCACCTTTTAAAAGTCTATCGATACCTGGTATTCCCATGGGGATTGGGTGTCGATAATCCTCATTTAACACCTCATCCAAATTAGCAAATACATCAGATTGTCCATCTTCTCTTTGTCCTACCTGTAAAGCAGTTCTAACAAGTTGTTCAACCTTATCATAGTTCTCAAACTCACCACCATCGATGATTTTTTGAGCTCTGTTCATTACTTTTTGTAGTTCCTGTTGTTTACAGAACTTAAGAGCTTTTTCTTGAACGAATAACCCTCCTTCAACATTAACATCCTTAATTTTCTTGATAGTATCAATAACGATTTTTGATGCTAATTCTTGTTGTAATTCTGATTTTGTAATTTGTTCTAAAGTGTCAAACGTAGGTGTGTGTTCATATTTTACATAATACTCCTTAACCATTTGGATAATGATTTTGAAGTATTTGTTTTCAAAATAATTTACATCTAAAACATCGATAATAGTTCTTGCAAATTCCTTATCAACGATGATTTGATTTAATAATTGTAGCTGAAAACTACTACCTAAATACTCAAAATTTTTGTTTGACGCCATACTTTTTCCTTTAATGTAATTTATAAATATTAAACACTAAGAGGAAGTCCTATGTACTCTAATGTTAAATTTTTCGTTGAAAAAATGTCAGTCAATGTCATTAGTAAATTTTTTATATGTGGGCGTACATCTACGGTATATCTTATCTTAGGTGGGTATATTTTAGCGTTGAACTGCCTATGACAAATTGTCACATCATTTTGTTTAATATACACGTTAAAATACTCAGGTCCGTCAGTAATTGATGTTTCTAAAATGTCAGGATTAACCATGATTTCGTTAATATGTTCTAACATATAATCACACGTTTTTGTTTTAAGTTCATCTTGAACAATTTCGGAAAATCCACGAATAAATTCATATAGTTCTAAAGAGTTTTTTGCATTAGGATTAAATTCTCTAACATTAAAAAATCTCTGAACAATAATGTTTTCATTCACTTTCATTAAAAACTCCAATTTTGTTGCTTCTTGCTGCTCTTTCATAATTTATTTTGTTTGTTTAAATTTACGTTTTTCTTTTCTTGTTAATTTTAAAAATGGTGTTAAAAAGTATACCCAAGCATTGTCACCTTTTGGTAGAAATTTAAAAAATCCATCATCCATCATCATTTTAATTAGATTTTTATATCCCCTACCGTCAGGGTCTAGACTTTCACGGTAATAAAGTTCAACTAATTCTTTCGCATCTTCAGTAATTAAAGGGTTTGACAAATCAACAATCTTTTCATTGATTGTAAAAAATTCTTCACCAAATATACCACTTTTTGTTTTACCACTTAATAAATTTTGTAATATTTTGTTTTCTCTATCTTCTTTTAAAAGGTCTTCCGCCTTTGTTAAAATATCGGTAATAGTTACCTTTTGGTCAAGTATTTCAGGAAATAATTTAATTAATGTTTTTTCACCTAAAAAATAAATACCGTCAATATTATCAGACTTGTCACCCATTAACACTTTACATGTTTTAACATTATCGTGAGGCACTTCAATATCATGCAACTTTATAATATCACCATTTTTGTAAAACTTTTTACTATTTGGTGAATATATGGTTACTTTATCTGAAATTAGTTGGGTTAAATCTTTATCACCTGAAAAGATTGTTTTGTGTTCGTTTTCTGAAATTTGGCAGTAATACGCGATTAGGTCATCAGCCTCATTATTATCCACTAATACTTGTCTTACGAACATTTCTTCAAGGTATTGTTTAATCCTTTCTTTTTGTTCGTTAAATGAGTCTTGTTTAAACTCATTCATGTCATTTCTACGATGTTCTTTATATTGAGGATAAATAATTTTACGGGATGATGAGTTACTATCACCATCCCAAAAAACTACCACTTTGTCGAAGTTATATTCATCAATAAACTTTCTTATAGTGTTAAGGAAGTGCCATACACCCCCAACGTGTTTTCCATTGTGGTAAAAGTCTTTAACCCCATGAAACCCAATCTTAAATAAATTGTTACCGTCAACAATTAATGTTTTAATCACTATAGTTTATCTAATGGTTACACTTACTCTTTTTCTTCCTTCAATTCAAAATCAGCGGAAACAACACCTAATATGTCTTTCCAATACTCAGCGTATTCTTTTTTGTAAGCCTCAATAGATGCCTTTTCTTCTGAAGTCTCTTTACCCGCAATAAATCCATGAGGTGTTACAATGATTTTACCATCTTCATACCCAAGACCATTAATGTGGTTTTTTAATACAGAAACTTTTGTTCTTGATGCAAACTTAACAGTTCTCTTGTCTTTGGTTGCGGTAATCTTAGTTGTACCAGCACCTTTTTGGTTTCCAAATAGGAATACCAATGATGAGTTTAACCAAATAGCTTCACCACCTTTAGCTTTGATTTTTGGTTGACCAAAAGGATTATCAGGTAATTCAACCCAAGGTTGATTCACAATAATTAACGTGTTTTCGTATTTAGAATCCGCCTTACGAGAACCCGAAATTCGTTGATTGATTCCCATACCAATCTTATCCGCTAAAACAGATGCGTTGTGTTGTTTACCACCTTTACCCTCATAAGTCATTTTACAAGGAACAGAACCAACTGAATCCCACATAAAACATAAACTATAATCTAACTCACCTTTTTCTTGAGCATCTAATAGTTCGTTAATGTAATCTGTGATTTGTTCAATGTAGTCAAAGTTATTATTAAATATATAAAATCCGTCCCAATCAACTTCACCTGTTTCCTCATCAACCACTTCCTCACATTCAAAACCCATAAGTTTTGCGTGCTCAAAAGACCATTTTTGTTCCGTGATGATAAAGACAGGTAAAATACCTTTTTTCTGTGCATCCACAGCTGTTTTAACCAACGCTGTTGTCTTACCAGTGTCTGAGTGTCCTAAGAACATATTCAAATGTCCGATAGCAGGTCCAGGTAAACCAACGGCATCCAAAAACTCCACACCCAGGTCAAAGAAACGTTGGGGTTTGTATTTTGCTGAAGTAGAAAACTTCTTCTTCAACGAACTGAAATCATTTTTTTTAATTGCCATATGTCTATGTTGTTGTTATTTTTTTACTTAAAAAGAAAGAGCATAGACACTATGTCTATGTAAGTGTCTATGCTCAAATTGTTTTGATTAGAATGGCATATCGTTATCAGGTGAATCATTCGCCTGTGGGTCAGAGTATGAATCGTCACCACCTAAAACCATTTCACTTTGACTTGAGTCTCCGTAAACATATCCACCTTTTTCAGAATCCCAACGTGGAGTCTCCCCACGAGCAATCGCCTCAAGATATTCAACAGGTTTTTTAGAATACACATCTTCCCAAGTCAACTCGTCGTTAATCCAAGAAGCCGCAACTTCCTTATCCGTATGAACAGGTGTTGGGTCATCATACATTACTGTCTGAATGACGGTATAGGTCGCTCCTTTTGGGGTTTTTGCTTTAGTTAACTCAAGGATAATGTCACGACCATTTTCAGGGTCTGTAATATCACCTTTAGCTCTCCAAATTGGAATGATTTTGTCAAGAATACCTTCGTTCTTGTAGTTGTGTTTGAAACGCCAGAATTTTACACCTTCATCTTCAGCGTCTCGGTCAATAACTTTAACGATGTAAAATTTACGAGAAAGGTATTGCTTAGCAAGTTCTTTGTCAGAATCTTTACCTGTTGAACGTAGTTCTTCATAAACCTCGTTCAATGGTGAACGCTCGTTGTCGTTCTTTCCTGGGTCATAAAACTTTTGCCATTTACCATCCACTTGAATCTCGTGGTACCAAACTTCTTTGAATGGTGAAGAACCATCTGTTGTTGGTAAAATTCTAAGTCTTCTTTGACCTTGTTTTTCGGTATCTTTAAGGATTGCCGCAAAATACTTTTTCATCCTGTCTTCTTGAGACATTTTAGCAGAGGATGAACTGCTTTGTGTCGCCTTTTCGTACTGTGCAAGTACCGCATCTAATGAATTTGTCGCCATAATATAAAATTTAATTTGTTTACTAAAATATAAGTGTGATTTGTGTGTTTGTCAACCAACATAAAACAAAAAACGGTCCGAAGACCGTCTTTTTTTATTATCGTATTTGATTGAATGGTGTCTCGTCTTCGTCACCAAAACTTCTAAAAGATTTTTTTATATCAGCATTTGAATAATCTTCAACTTCGTCTTGTGTTAAAATATATTCATCTCTACCTGTCTTTTCAAAATCTTCTTGTTTGTCTTCAAAGAAATCACTCAATTTTTGGTTAAAAGGTCCTGAATCTATAGTTCTTAATTCTAATTTTTCTTGAGCCGATTTTGGTCTCATTTTCTCAACCTTCATTTCTAAATCATTTAACTTAGTCATAATACTATCCATTTCACCAAGTTTTGATTCTAAATCGGTCAAATGTTTGAATAAGTTATCAAAATATTCTTCTTGTTTTTCTTCAACATTTTTTTGAGAATTAACTAAATCAGTAATATCTATTTCTTTAGTTTTTTCTTTCTCATCACCAACCTTTTCAACGTCGGGGTCTGTCTCAACATCAACTGTTTGTGGTTCATCACCTGTTGGTGGTGTAGGAGTACCCGCATCGGGTGGTGGAACCGCTTCAGCATCAGGTAGTGGTGCCCCAACTTCACCAGCGGGTGGTGGGACTGCTCCTGCATCAGGTGGTGGCGGTAATTCAGCTTCTTGTTCAAGAATATAATTATTTATTGATTTATATCTTGAAATTTCATTTAATATTTTTTCATCTATTTTTTTCATGATATTAACCATTTAATAATTGTTTAACACCCGTTAGTGTTTCAACTTGTATTTTTTTATTTTTATTAATGGTGTTGTCAACTCTTTCGATTAATCCGTCTCTCATTCTAACAGTATAACAATCACCAGTATCCAAATCACATACTTGTTTAGTTCCGTCGCCTAAATCCTTTTCAGTGTGTCTGGTATTTTTTCCTAAGTAATTATCTAAAATTAATTTAACGCTCATAATTTTGTTTTCTATATAAATATCACAGTTTAAAATAAAAATTTATTGTATTTGTGTTTGTTCATATAATTTTAAAGCTTTTTCAACACTAGATTCAATATTTGCTTTCTGAATTGGGTCGAACTTATCATAAACACCTAATCTTTGTACTGATGTATCATTATTAATTATTAAAAATTTAGTAATACTTTCTTTTGTCAATTCAACGGTACTCATTCTATCTTTCCACCTATCCCTTAAAAAAGAAATACTGTTTTCAGGACTTTCAAATATCACATATGGAACATTAAAGGATGAACAGTAGTATTGTTTACTAAAATATTTACTACTTCCCCAACTACTGCTTTGCGTATTTTTAGAAATAGATATTCCACCAAAATTATTACCAACAGTTTTAAGACCCGTTCCATTATCATCAGTTTGTAGATAAACCGCACAAAAAATGACTTTTCTCAATTTTACATCGGTGGTAAGTGATGTAATGATTGATTTCATTTCTTTATACGTTTTTATTGTTTGGCCAGGATTATTTATGGCCACATAATTATTATACGCATCTAATAAATTACCACTACAAACTTCAGTTATCGCATTATTATTTGTTGTTGAATTTTTATTTATTAACTGATTGTTAACCCCATCTGTTTGGTTTATAACATTTGAATTAGGGTTACTATTTTTTTGTGAGGTTTCTCTCTGTTTCTTTAGTGATGTGGTTATTTTTTCAACCGAACCTTTTAAATTTTTCCTTAAATTTTGTAAATAATTATCTAATTTAGGTAAAGATGCCACAGGTTGTCTAATACCTTCTACAATTGTTTCAAAATTACCAGGTGATATTGTGTGGTTAACATTGGTTATCATGTACGGCCCGTTAAACATTGGGACGTACCTTAAGTTAAAGTACATAGTTGGTTGTATCATAGCGTTACCCATCATAGAGACAGTACATCTATAACTTCTATTTTTATATAAATTATACAATGAAACATTTTGCGTTGATGACCCTCTATTACCAGCTTGATTTGCCATCTGATTTAACACTTCCAAAGATTCTGCGGTTGCCTTTCCCGCGTCTTGTGACACTTGAAATCCGTAGAATATTGATTGGTTCTGAGGTCCGATATCAACACTAAATCCAACAACTTTATTTGATTTATCCCAATCGTTTTTGTTTGCTAAATCTTCAACCAATGGATTATCACTAGCCCTTCTTAATTCAAATGCATCATTTCTATATCTAAAATCAACATTATTTTTTAAATCTAATTGTTCACTAGGTTTTCCCGCAAAGAAACAAACCATTTTAGCGGATGAGTTTCTATAGTCAACATTTAAAAATGTACCAAAAAGAGTATTAGCGAATTCTAACGTACCATCAGCTCTAGGTACGGGATTCTTAATCGCATCTTGTACATTATAAAAATTAACATAAGATGGTATATTCATAACAACAAAGTTATTTTCTACAAGTATTGTTTGAACAAAAGTGAACATACTTGTTTTTGTGTTAATATTAGTTAACCTGTTTTTTAAACCTTCAATATCAACAATAACTTTATCACCAATATTTCTACTCGCTCTATCTAACAATAAAACATCTTCAAATAATGTTTTAGTTTTAAAATCATTACCTGAAATCCATTTATCATTTAACGCTTTAAATGATTCCCAAAGTTCAACTTTAGTTTGTACTCCATCAGGTAATTTTGAATTTATTTTACCACCGACAGCGTTACCAACATCAGGTAATTGGTTTCTAACTTTATCAAGTAAACTAGTTAGTATTCTATTTTTTAAATCTAAAGTAGATTGTATATAGTCATCCATTAAATTCAAAAACTTTGTTTTATTTAAAGTATTATCATTTAATTTTTGAGTTGCGTATATTTTAATTATTGGTGCAAAATTTACAATATTATCAACTGTAAATTCTACATTCATATCAATAAAGAAATCTGTAATATATGAACCGTTGTTGTCATAAATTAATTCAGGTATTTCAGAAAAACCAACATATGTTTCTAAAGCTCTCCACTCAGTCGGGTATTGTGATTTTGAAAATGCTAAAGTAGGTCCGTTTGTTGTTGGTAAGGCATTAGGTGAAGAAAGCTGGTACTGATTCCAAGTATATGGGTCGGTAATATTGTTATTTGAGAAAGTATAAAATAACCTTTTGTTAAATTGTGAAGGGTTACCAAATTTTACAATTAAAGTTTCGTTTGTTATAAAATTTTTAAGCGTCTCATTTATTTTAGTGAATTGTTTTTTATGAGCGTCTTTTATTTGTACAGTACCAGTGTCACCAGTTATTTTATCAATTTTCATTAACTCAATCATAGTTAATTGAAAATTTTTGAATATTTTTGAAGTCTCGCTATCATTACCTGTTACATTTTCATAACTAAAATCATACTTTGATTTACTAAAATTTAAAAATTCGGTCTCAAATAAATCCAAAACCTCTTTTTCAAAAACCGAAAACATCTCACTAATTTCAGAATATTTATTTGAATCACCATTTAATGAAAAGTTTTCTTGTTGAGTTTGTCCTGATAAAATTTCTTTTATATACTCTAAAGGTGATGGTTTGATAACCTTTGAAGAATCAAAGTAACCATAATTTGGTGCCGACCAAAAAGCTCTAATCGAACCGTCATAAACTGACTGATTACCCAACACCTCAATTTTTAATTTATCTGTTGATTTATTAAAACATTCATTTTTTGTTTGATTAATTAATGAACCTTCTGACGGTATAATAAAACTTGTTGTGTTATCTTCAGAATTAATATAAACCGACCAAGGAAATATTCTCAAATCTCTATTTGGCGAATTTGGGTCAAAATTTTCTTCCTCACTAATTATTGCCTCATCAACATAATTTAAGGTAAAACCTGACGAATTTATTGCATTTTCAATATCAGTACTTGTGTACCCTGCAAAAATTTCAAATCCTTGTAAAAACACATTAAAATCATTAATTGTTTTTGGATAAAAACCAACATTAATTGTATCTGACGTTTCTGTTCCAATAACAACTGTTTTTTGTAAAACCATGTCCACAATACCTACATTACCACCAGCATCAAAACTATATGTTTTATTTATGTTTTCCGTAACAGGGTCAAAATTTTTAACGTAGTTAAATGGTGTCCAAACACTATCTAAAATATCAACATTACTTTCAATGTATTTTTTATATCTATGCCATATAGAACCATATTTTAAAACCCAAGCGTAAGGTAATTTATGTACCGCACCAAACTTTTTTAATGTGGCAAAAATATAATTTAAATCATCAGAATCATTTTTAGTCCTATATTTCTCTCTAAGAGTTGCTAAAGGTAATGAATTTATAAAAAGATACGCGGCTTCAACATATGGGTATTCTTCGTAATTTCTAAAGTTTTCAACACCTTTTTGTATTGAGTTAACAAAGTATGGTGTATTCAACATTGACACCGTTTGGTTTGCGGAAACTTCACCACTATAATTCAAATACTTTAAATTACCTTCAGTAATTAATTGACTACTAAAAGACAATGCTCTATTGTCATAAAAAACTTTTAGTTCATCTGTTGTGTAATTTTCACTTACAGATGGTTCAGTGGGTGTTTCCCAAAGAAAATGAGTAAATGGTTGTTTTCCACTTTCATAAGAATCTATGTTTGATATTATTTTATTTGTGGGATTATAGTTAAGTATTTTTCTAGTATCAAAAGTGGGGTTTGAACTCTTTGACAAATAATTTTTAACCCACGATTGATTTGTAAATGGGTATGTATCCGCAAAATCAAATTCGTTATTTGTTGTTGAATCTGTAATGTATTCGTTAAATTCATTTTCTGTAGGTAATGATATTAATGGTTGGGATAAACTATTCGTTATAGATTGTGGTGTAATAAATTCAAAACTTGAATTATTAATTTTATTATTAATATATGAAGTGTTAAAAATACCTCTAATAAAATTTTGCCAACTTTGTCCAACACCACTGTTTGATATGTTTCTCAGAAAAGACTCAAACCCTTCCGCACCAAAACCAAATTCTTTCAATTTTTTAATTAAAAAAGGATTATCATTTGATAAACTTTTTAATATATTTTCTGATTCAGCGTCAGCAATAATATTTGATACTTTGTCAGAGTCTGAAATAAAATTATTACTTCTAAGTAATCTACTATAATAACTAATAAACAAAACCCTCTCATATATCTCATAGAAGAATTTAACTTCTTCTTTATTTGAGAACACTTCATTAGATACTGGAAACTCTATCGCGTTTAGTGTTATTCTTTGTGGTTCAGTTTGTTCATTTTGAGTTTTGGCTAGGCTTTGTAATGGAGCTTCTCTTTCAGTAAAACCACTTATAAATTCTTCAACAAATTCTACTTCGGGCCAATAGTCAGGTAAATACGCTTTAGTTTGATTCACCACTGAGTTATCACCAGGATATACTATTTCATATAATTCGTGTCCATCAGTACCCGTTGTTTGTTTAATCATTTGAGGCCAAGGATAAATTGGTATGTCGTTATCAACACCTGAAGCTATATTATCTTGTGACGCACCAGCCACTTGTGGATTAAAAATCGCGTCTTTTCTAATTTTTAACTGTGTTTTGTTATCATTTAGGTTCCAAGCTGCGGTGTGAACATCATCCATCATTCTTAAAAAAGCTTCACCATTTGCAAAAATAACAGATAATACATTTCTAATATTTGGTACAAAACCAATACCACTAGCATTACTAGAAATTAAATCTGAAAGAGCTTCTGTTAAGTCTGATTCAATTTGTTCTGTAAATACCTGTAATTGTTTACCCAATAAATCAATATTATCAATGAATGATTTATTACCAATTAATGGTAATGAATTTACAACACCTTGTATTTGTAATGTATTTGGTGATGTGAAGTAAAAAAATTCGGCAACTTTATCTAAAGAACCATCTTTAAAAGTGTATGATGTTGACAATCCTAAATTTAAACTTAATTCCGCTTTATAAGCATCCAATTCAGTTTGTGTTGGTTCTTTTTTTGTATTTTTATTTTTTAAATAAGTTGCTTTTATATCAATATCATCAATAGTAAAATTTTCAGGAATAAAAGTATCATACTTAATTTTAGAAGTATTTTGTATTTTTTTTGTTTTATTATTGATAGTATATTCCCCATTTGAACCAACGGTTTTATTTTCATTTAATTGTTTGTTGTAGTTATTAACAATACCCTCTAACTCTGATTTAGCATTAGTTCTATCTTGACCCGAAAAATTAGATTTAAATGTGAATACGTTTAATCCATTTTTAGTTACAAATGAATTTTTAGTATCCATATATTTGTTGTACCAAGATAAATTAGATGATTGATTATAGTAATATACATCACCAGCATAATCTTTTAAAAGTTCGGAATAGGCATTAACATCATCAAGAGGTGTCATATTCTGTTTTGTGAACTTATCCAACTCATTTGTTAAAAAGTTTTCAAGTCTCTCTTGCATTTGATTTAATGTGATTTCAGGAAAATCATCAGGAATTAAACCTTTTGATTTATACTCACTATAAAGTTCTTTAACTTTTTGGAGTCCTCTTGATACTGTGGCCTCATTAATCTTTTCAAATTTAGTGTTTGTTGAACCTTGTATTGGCTGTATTTGAATTCTTGATTTGTACATATGGGGAACCGCTAATAGATACCCCATAGAAATCTCATTTAATATTGTATATTTGTAAGTGTAAAATTTTAAATCAATTTTAAAATTACCACTATAGGTATCAAATCTTGAGTTAAAATTTTGTAACATTAACCCCAATTTAATGGCTTTACCATAATATCCTTTTAATGTTAATTGGAATAATGGGTATGGTAAGTTAAAAAAGGCGGCGTAAGGTGAATTGTCACCTGCTTCAAACAAAGCTCTACCTTTAACGTCTTCCAACGTAACACTAATTACAGGTAAAAAATCCAACCCTTGTTTTACATTTATAGATGTAATACCTAGCAAACCGTTATCTTTAGCACCTGGTTTACCACCAGTTAATAATGTTTGTCTAATAAATGAATCTTCAGGATTATTTTTGTTTTTTACATAGGTTTGGTTTACTTGATTGTCGCCCTCACCTTTTAAAGTATCTTTTCCTGTTATCTCATCAGTATATGAATTATCTAAAAAGTCTTTGTCACCTTGTTTTAAAAAATTAATTGTTGCAACCGCAACTGTTTGAATTGCATCGTTATTTGCAACTCCAACAGCTAATTTGGTTCTAGGTAAAACTTTACACTCTAAATTAGCGTAAAAAACCAAATCTTCTTGTCTAACAAAACGTTCTTTTACAATACCATCGCTATCAATAACCTTATTCGGGTCAACAATAGTTATATTATTGTAATCAAATTCAACAAGTATATTTTCATTATTATCTACCATAATAGAAGAAGTGATTTTCTAGCGTATTTTTATAGTCTTGTAATGAAGCTACTAAAGGATACGGAATTGTCAATATAGAACCGTCACTAATATTCCATTCTTGTCCACCAAATGATGGATTGGCGGTCATAATTAACCAACCAAAATAAGGTGTACCGTAATATTGTTGGGAAACTTTATCTAATCTAGACTGACCTAATTTATATATATATTTTTTATCAGTATTTTTAGCAGGTAATGTTATATAAGGAACAACTGTTTGTTGTCCGTTAACTAAAAAATCCACATATCTGTTTGAATAATCTCTACTTGGCATAGTTAATTAAATTTTTTGTTGAATTTACCATCATTTCTACTCTCTATGTAGCATGTATTAATTGCGGTAGTATTTTCATTAAATAAACCTTTTAATATTTTATCCGCCGCACTTTTCTCAGTGTCAGTCAATACTGTTGTATAATCTAAAATTCTAGTTTTACCCGATGGGTATAGTTTTTCTTCAAATCCTTCAGAATAATCTTTAAATTCTTTATCTTTTCTAAATTTTTCAAAAATTTTCTCTTCAGATTTTAATTCTTTACTATACTCTTTAGCAATTTTTTCAACAACTTTTTCAAATTTATTTCTAAGTTTATTTGATGGATTAAGATTAGTTGTTAATACATAATTAATAAATTCAGTTAATTTGTTTTTATCATTAAATTCTCTAGCAACTATCATATAAAAAGTTCTATTTTCAGGATTATTAGTGAGTCCTCCACCTTCAGCGGGTGTAAAGTCTCCAATATTAGTATAAAAATCAGTGGTTATAATTTTTTTAGTTTGTAATAACTTATCAATATCTTTGAAATATATATTAATTTTTTCAATATCAAGTAATAATTCTTCTAAAGTATCTTGAGGTGTTGGGTTTGTTGAGGTTTCGCTAATTTTACTAGTACCAGTAATAGTATAAGCTAATGGTGTTCCTTTTTCAGTTTTTTTACCATCCAAACCTTTTGATGTGTCGGAACCTCCACCAATTATTAATAATCTTATTAAATCTAAAACCATGTTTTGTTGATAACTACATAATTCGGTTATAATTGTTTGAATATTATTAGAGTATGTGTTACTCAATCTTGTTAAATATTTTTTAATGTTTTCTTTAATTGCACCCATCTCAGTGTCAGTTATACTTTTGTATTGAATAAATAAATCATTTATAATCGGATTACTATTATCGTCAATATCTGATTTAGCTTTATCAAATAATTGAGTGAATGGGTTATCTTTTTTACCTTTTTCCGTAGTTTCAATAACAGGTTTACCATATATTGGAGATTCATAATCAGAACCTATATTATAGGTGTTACCCGTAATATAATTTCTGTTTTCGTTTAACAATTGTAACACACCATAATTGTATTTAAGTACAACACTTTCAAGTTGATTTACAATAGTTGTGAAATACTCAGGACATGTTTTTAACATTTTGTCCATAATTGTTTGGTAACTTATTTCACCAGTTTCACCACCTTCAACTCTATTAAAGTTAACAATAGTTCCAATTGTATCCCCAAAAGCATTTTCAGGTGGAGTGTCTGTTGCATCATCACCAACTTGTGGTTCATTTTGTAAAATTTGTTTAACTAAGTCTTCATCTATTTTCTTAAATGAGTCGTCAGTCCAAACAGACCTTTCATCATAAACTTCAGTATTTGCATAATAATTAAATGATAATGCATTCTGTAATTGTTCTACTGGTTTTGCCAATCCTTGTCCACCGATAAAATCAAAACTCATAGTTACATTAGCAATCATTGGTTGTACGCCAATACCTTCAGGGTTCATATCAAAAACTAATGGTTCATAAGTAAATGATACACTTTTTGGAACAATCTTAGTATTATAAAAATCACCGATACGTAAAACTAATATTGGTGGAGTACCAAATGATGTATTCCTTGCATCATTATATTTAGGTTTTCCGTCAGCGTCAATAATTGGTATGGTTTCACCTGGCCTAACACATTGATTTAAAAATGTTAATCTAGAGTTTAAACCTTCAGGTGTTGTTGAGTGAAATGCGGGATTAAAATATTTAATTTTTTCTTTTATTGAGTCGTAAAGCATCGGTACTTCCTTTTCAATAACTTCAAAATAATCGCATTCAGACAATAATTGTCTTAATATTTTTTTACCAATACCTTCTTTTAATTTCTTTTCAATTCTAGTTGTTGGTTGTGGTTTTTTTGGTTGTATTTCATTAGTTATGGTTTTTGGTGTTGAGGTAGTTGGTGTTGAGGTAGTTGTTGGTGAATTTGTTGACGCATCACCACCAGGTGGTATTGTTACAGTCGCATTAATTTTAACTCTTCTACACGCCATAGCGTCAACCGAATATGTTTGAGAGTTTGATGTTACTTTATTGGCACTACCATCAATAATATCTTTAGTACACTCTACCGTTCTACCTGTTCCGTTTGATGTTTTTGGTATAACAATTTGTTCTCCTTCACCTTGTGAAGTTGTTGGTATTATTAATTTTTTATCATTAATATACGGTTCTATATCACAATTAAGTTCCTTACCTCTTTTTTTCAAATATTTAATAACAGAATCTATCCTTCTTGAGGATAAATTAACATTATAACTTTTACTTGCGGGAGCTGATGCGGAACCAACTAAATTTAACGTTATCGTTGCATTTTCCTCTTTTAATAGTTTAAATAAACTAGCGACCAAACCATTATCTTTATCATCAATTGTTTTAAAGTTATCTACAATTGTATTATCCCAAAACTGAGTAACTATTTTATTGTTTTCACAATACGCAACATTTGATTTACAGTAAGTTGAATTTGGTGAAAATATTGAATCCGCCTTTGATTGATACGAAGGAAAATATTGGGTTTCATACGCTTTATATGTTTCAGAAAAACTAACTGTTGATGTTGTACTATTAGAGTTTGGGTCAGGTCTATCGTTATGGAAATAAAAAGCTAAATCATTAAATTTGTTTTTAAAATCATCGGCTGACGTATCAGGGGTTGCCTTTTCGTTTTGTGTTGTGTCACCAGCACTTCCAGAGTTCCCTGTTGATTTTTGTGTATTATCAACATTTATATTTTTTTTAACCTCTCTTAATTCTTCGGTTGTTAACTGTGGATTATTTAAAATTTCTTGATAAGTATAAAGGTCTTTTGTGGGTATTGTGTTATATTTTAAAGCCAATTGATAAATGTCATATTTTGTACATCCCGCAAAAAACGAATCAATAATAGAATTCATTTTTTCTTTATTGGTTTGCAAATGTTTGTTAACAATAACATTTAATATTGATGGGTGGTCAACAATAATTTTCCAAGATAATTGACCACTTCTACTAGTATCTTTATAAGTATAAATCGGTTCAGGTCTACCCAAGAATGTTTGTTGATTCCAATTTGCAGAACTTTGGTCACTAAATTTTAAATCGTATGGTGGAAACCACATAACTCTACCACCATTAGGTCCTTTTTCACACACGGGTAATTCATCATATGTAAATCCAGGTCTACTTGATGTTCTCCAGGCAAGGTTTTCAATTGAGAACATGTACTTTTTAGCATACCCACCTAACCCTTGTTCATTGTTTTTAATTATATTTGTTGAGCCAGGATTTTTTAATGGTGCAATGTTAAGATTGTACGTATTATCTAAAATAGAATAAGAAAATCTTCTACCCGCATTTGTAATACCATCGGTTTTTTGTAAATCAGCATAAGTGTAATAAGGTGTATCTTTAGTAAAAACACGACAATATTCAATACCTTCTTCACTTCCTGTTGCAAAATCTCTATAAGAAACAACTTGAGAACCTTTTGTCATTTCTTTATAACCATCATTAAACACTTTGGAAACTTGATTCATGGCATTACCAACGTGTTTTAATCTTGATATACCTGTTACATTATCCGCAGAATCTATTAATCTTTGAGTTTGGTCTAATATTGAACTTTCTTTAAAATCTAAATTAGTTGATTCATTTCTTGTATATTGACTACTAATTTGATTAAATTCGGAATCTAAACTACCAGTACCACCACCAGGGGTTGCTTTAAATCCTGCATTACCCTTATATTTTGGTGATGTCCAAACAAATTGACCGTCAATACCTCCACCATCAGAAAGAGGTTTAGCTGCTAAACCAAAATTTAAAGACTCTTGATTTCCTTCATATAAAATACCTAACTCTGATGGACCGTAAACAGGTGTTTCAACTTGCTGACCAAAAGGATTTACAGGTATTTGATTTGGTGGTGAAGTTATCGTTGAAGGTTCCGCATTTCTACTACCAACATAATAACCCCCAACTAATGTTCCATTTGGGTTTATTAAACTCAATAATGGATTAATGATTGCTTGACCAACACCCAAAAGCCCACCAAAATTTCTTTCAAAACCAGGTTGGTATCTGTTATAATCAATGTTTCTAAATAATGCTGACCTTTGAGCATTACCCGTATTGGCTAAAAATATTTCAGAAGGATTTCTTTTTAAATTTAAAATAGGTCCTAAAAACCCACCCGTTAATTGATTGACAACATTAAGTGCATTTGAAACTTGCTGTGATTGACCATTAACCTCATTCTCATTAAAATAATCACCAGGAATTGGTGATACAGGCCAATAAGCGCCACCTAGTCTTGTTAAAAAGTCTGCTGCGACAACTATTGGATTTTCAGCAACGGTTATTTGCCAGTTTTGATAAACTAATGGTTCTCTACCTGCAACAATTAGACTCGCTTCAAATGGGTCTGAAAGTGATTCTAAATTAACTAAACCTATAGTATTTTGATATATTTCAGCGTCAACTCTAGCTTTAAATAAATTATTTAATTGTTCCGCACCTATTTTAGCTAAAAAAGAATCTTGAGATAATAATCCATTATCACCTGTTGGGTTTGTTGATAGTAATATACTATACGGTGAGTAAGAAGATGGAACAAATGTTGGGGGGTTCCAATATGGTTGATAAATTTTATTATTATTCTGAATATCAGTAATAATAACCATATCATTAAATCCACCATCGGGTCCATATCTATTCTCAATGTAAGCCGCGTCAATATAAAATTCATTAACTAAGTCTAAAACCGTATCAGTTGGGTTATATTCACCTTGATTTGAGTTAACAGGTAATGGAGGTCCATTATATGTAATATTTAAATTGAATCCACCATTAGGACCGAATTCATTTAATGGATATAATTGATTTGAATAAACACCATCGGTGATTAAATTATCAGGAGAGTCAATAACATTTAGATTTGATTGTTCAGTCTCATAAGCAATAGGACCTGATGGTGGTGTATAAACACCAGGTACATCATAAGGTTCCAAATTTTTGGCTAGTAAAGCATTTCTAAAAGATGAACTATTTGCAAATGATAATGTACTTTCAGGCATATTAGTTTTTTAATATAAATAGATACCAAATGAATTTTTTTTATTAAGCAACAGGTATTCCACTTAAACCAGCTGCGTTATTACTCATCACCATTTGTTGTTGTGGGTTTGAATTCATTGGAGATAAACCATTATTATATCTCCCCTGATTAACCGCAGTAACCAAAGCTTCTTTTACTCCAGTATTTTGTAACGCAAGTATTAATTGATTTGTGTCCATATTAGGAGGTGCAGTTACATTTAAATTAATATCTATAGGACTATTATTTGTTGATTGGTTTTGTTGAGTATTATTTGCAGATAGTGGTGTATTATTCATGTTAGTCATCTGAGGATTAGATTGACTTGTTGCTGGTAATGGTGGTGTAGTTGTTTGTGGTTGACCCATATTTTGGTCAACCATAAACATATCCTTTATTTTTTTACCACTATTTAAAAGAATATCAATAAACATATTATTAGCATCCCCTAATTTTTTAATCGATTCTTCATATTGAACTGTCATTTGTTCGGCACCTTTCATTGAAAATGACTCAAATTGTTTACCAGCTTCACTCATAGTTGTTAATAGTTGAGTCATTGAGCCTTCACCTGTTATTAATTTATTAATATCAGTTAATATTTTACTAGACGCCTCATCAATACCTTTAGTTAAATTACTAATTTTAGTAGCCTCAGTTCCTGTAAAAACATCGGCAACTTCTCGAGTTATTAATCTTGGGGCTTCTAAAGCTTGTTTGGCGGCTCTTGTACCCGCAACTGCAGACGGAATAGCCTTTAAAGCTGCAATATTAGCATTAATATCTTTTAAATTTGTTAATTGTCCTTTGGCTAGTTCTTCAAGAGTTTTTGGTTGGGTTGATTCAAGATATTTAGCCCTCTCTTCTTCACCCATACCAGCCATTTTTGAAATAACGTCTTCTAATTTTTCAGGTTTACCATCAATACTAATTTCAAATTGTCCGTCTTTACCCATTTCAGCCATGTTAGCAATCATGGTTTTTTGGTCTTCACTTAAAAAGTCAGGGAATTTAATTTGTTGCATTTTCATGTCAAGTTCTTTTGAACCAATAGCCATTTTTGCTAATTCATCTGCATTCATACCTAAAGCCGACGCAATTTCTCTTAATTGTCTTTTAGCACCAGGCATAATTTCAAATTGACCTTTTTCATTTAATTGAACAAATTGTTCAGACATTTTAGTAATTTGATTTTGTAGTTCTGCAGGGTCATTTTGAGCCATATCCATTAATCTTAATGGGTCTAACAACTCGGAATTTGCAACCCCCAATCTCTGCATTGACGCGGCTAATTCAATAGCCTTGTCAGGGTCAAATAAATCATCCGCCAATTTTAAAGTTTTAGTCATATCAAGTCTTAACATTGTTGCTTGAGCCGCCATTTTTGCCAAACCTTCAACTCCACCACTGAAGTTAAATTTGTTTAATGCCTCCATGTTAAGTAAAACTTTTTCACTAACCGCTTGAGCGTTCACCCCCATTGAACGAGATACATTAACAACTTCTTTAATTCCGTCAGCGGCTTGATACACCGAATAACCAGCGTCTTTAAATGATGTTACAATTTGTTTGGCACTTTGACCTGAAACTTCTGAAGCGGCATAAAGTTTTTCGTAAGATTCTGTTGTTAAAATTAAATTTCTACCTAAACCTTCACCCACGGTTTGTTGTATTTCAGCAATCTTTTGAAAATTACCCCCTAATAGAGTGACTTCCCTAACCGCACCAGCCATAGCTTTGGACATTTCCAAAACATTTTCTCGACCTTGACCAAATGATTTTGCAATACCTACAGCCGCGTCATCAACTTCTAACACGGTTTTAGCAATTTCAACCGCACTTAAATTTGACTCTAAAGATTCACCAACTTTAACTGCAAAAGAATTAAACGATTCTGTTAGTTTAGCAATTGGGTCAAAACCACCCCCCGTATTATTTGTGTTTTGAAGCATACCTTGGTGTTATATAATATATAAATACACCAAACAATATTTTATTTACCGTTTTTTGGTGTATTGTCTTCAATAACTCTGTCTATAATATATTTCCTAATATAGGTTGGCATATTCATAAATTCAGAGTATTGTATTCTGATGAATTTAGATAAGAAATAAAATTCTTCTATTAAAATTTGTCTGTACTTAGAAGAAAGGGCGAAAAAATTCGGCCCCGAAGGTGATATTAAAATTCACCATTTCTCCTGACGGGGCTTTTACTTTTTGTGTTAAATCTAACGAAGGTGTATTGTCACGTAAAAAATTACGGATATATTTTGAATCCATAATAGGTAATGAATTAACAAATTGTGAAATCACTTCTTGAGACGTATTACCTTCAACCTCAACAATTTGTTTCATTAGTCTCCATGTAATTGTTGGTGCAACTCTACCAGCTGGATATTGTTCTGACATTTTATTAATATCCAATACTTCAACAAATGTTAAGGGTCTTAATTTAACTGTTGAACCTGTTTTAGGTAATCTTGTTGTAAAGATACCATTTTCATCAGCCTTATGTTCACATTTTTTTAGGTTTAATTCTTCCAACAAAAATGTGTGTTCAAATTTCTTATCAGTTTTTGGGTCAATCAAGGACACATTATATTCAGGACCAAAAGAAGTGTTTCTTAAATATATTAAAATTGCTTCAATATCAGAATCAATTAACTCTTCAGGTCTTAAATCGTGTTCATAAATTTTACTTCTTAATAAAGACATTATAATTGTCTCATTACTTGATTGTGATGAAGAAATTAGTAAGTTTTCGTCATTGGCAGTTAGATATCCAACTTTAATAGATTTCTTTTTATTTTTGTAAAAAATACCACCAGTTGGTAGTGTTACCACATCGTGTGGTAAATTGAAATTCTGCATTCCTGCTTCGTATACACTAGGTTGTTCCATATTAATATTTCTTTTATTACAAATATATAAACATATGGTTTTTTTTAAACAGTAAATAAAAAATCCACGCTTTTGACGTGGATTTTCTTAATTTTATAACTGAAATTATATCAATAAACTAATATACATCTATCCATACGAAGTGTAGCCGTAATACTTGCCAATCCGTCAGTATTATAAGCCAATGAATCAAAGTTAACATCAGATAAGAATGTACCCTCCAAAATCCATTTTTCAACAACAACACCAGTTGGGTCTAACATTTCAAGGTCAACATTCTTTTTATAACCCGCGGCATAACCCATACGACCCGTTACGGATTCAGCACATAGACGAACCCATTCCATCAAAGCTTGTGAAGCTGAAGGTCCGATAGGGTCACGGAATTTAACGTTAATTGTTCCCCATGTAAAACGACCTGCAACATATGTTGAAGTGTTTAAGAAGGGAATTTCTACAGAGTTAATTGTAATATGTGGTCTAGCCGTTGATTCCACGAACCATTCGTTTATCCCCAAAGTTGTTGGAAAACGAAGTATAAACCTGTTCTGTCTTTTAGGTTCATACGGTATCGGCATTTTCATTAATAAATCAGCCATTTCAGTTTTTTTTTATTATTTCTTGTTTATTAGTTTATTATAAATATCACCAAATAAATTTTTTCTCTTTACTTTAGTTTTTTTTAAAATTATTCTTAGCATATAAGTATCTAGTAAGGTTTTTTTATTCCTCCTGCCGTTGAATAAGTTTTAATTATATTATCTGGTTCTTTTTCAAAATGAGATTTAACTTTTTCTACATTTCTTAAATCATCATCTGAAAATCCGATAGTTGGTAAAAATCTATTAGTTATTTTATTTTTTAAGTAAGCTTTCTTGTTAATGTATTTTGAAACACTTTTTACGTAATTAACAAAATCTTTTAAAGCTTTAATTTTACCCTCTTCAGGATTTGTCGCAGAACCTTCCCCAAATGTTACAGGGTAAAATCTGCAAAGGTCAAGATACTCTTTAATAATATCTTTTTTACTTTCACCTTTTTCGCCTGAGATATCTCTATACTTTTCCAAATTTTTTATTAATTCGTTTGAGTTAATACCATTATGATTAGAAATAATCAAATTGTAAACAGATTCTTTAATTGTGTCAGGATTATGTCCCCTTGCAGTCACTATTGAAAATATTGAACCGTTGTTAATCGCTTCCACAAAATCAGGCCAAGCAGGACCTGGTTTTGCTATCATAGAATCAATAATAAATTGTTTATCACCTGAAGTCCTGAAAAATCTAAATGGTTCTTCTGCAAACCCAACTATTTTGTGTCCTTCGTACTCAAAAGGTTGATTACCAATTTCAGTTCTGTATTCTGCGAAGTCTTCAGTTGACATACCAACTTCATCACCATCTTCATCCATTAACATTATTTTGGTTGGCATTATCATAATATTGTCGTCCCAATCAAAAGCGTAATACTTCATATCAGGACTACCAGTCTCGTCAATACCTTCTCTAAATACGTATTTTTTATTCATTAATTATATTTGGCTAAAAAAGGTGGGGAATAAACCCCACCTTTATAAATATTGGTTATTAGATATTTTCAAACGATGCACCTGTTGGTGTAATGTAGAAGGTAATATCAATAAATTCAAGTGACCTTGTAGGTTTGATATAAATTTTACCCGTCATCTGGTTTCTATCTAAATCAGCGGTATCTGAAGAAACTGTTACACGGAAGTCGTATAAACCACGGTCTCTTCTGATTGCGTCTAAGATAGGGTTAACCGCATCTAAGAAATCTTGTCTAACTTTTTGGTCGTTTTGTTCAAACAACAATC